ATAGCTGATAAAATGGGAGTGCAATTCCAAACAGTATTAAAGCAGATAATAAGTGAATCACCAACATTATGTAAAGGTACTTATCAAATGGCTATTAGGTTAGCATTAGCACCAAATGCACCTGCTGAATTAACCGAGTTTTACAATACACAAGGAGGGTACAAAGAATGAACTTACAAGAAGAAGAAAACAAGTTAGCTATACTATGGCAGTATTACAAGAACTGTTTAGAAATAACCCATACTGGCGAGTGCGATGACCAAGAATTTATAGAACTTGGCAAAGCAGCTAACAAGTGGCGATTACAAAAGGAATTAGTACACAAGTTAAAAACCGAAAACAAATGAGCAAACAAACAGCAATTGGATGGTTAGAAGAAGAATTTGTAAAACTTGAATCAACAATAGGTGTACACGGAGTAATGTATGAATTACTTGAACGAGCCAAATCAATGGAAAAGCAACAAATTATTGATGCTTACAATGAAGGAGATATTCAATTAGTTAATGCAGAACAATACTATAACGAAACATTTAAAGATTAAATTATGAGCAGAATAGACACACTACGAAACCGATACGACAAAATAAATAGGTTACGCAACATAGCAATAAATGAACGTAACATCCTTAAAACAAAACAAGCGCAATGGTTACTTTACTCAATCACTGCAACTTTAAACCTTATAAGCCAACCACAACAATGGAATTAGCAGATTTAGTGCATAACGAAAAATTTTTATTATCTCAAATTCAAGAACTTGAAGAAGAAATAATAATACTTTTGCAGAATATATTAACAAAAAAAGTTATATTGCAGCACGATAAGTATCAAAAACAAATACTTATTTATAGAAATCAATTATCAGAAACAAAAAAACAAATTAAACAATGGAAAATTTAACTAAAATTCAAAGGGAACTAAAAGTTCCAAAAGGAAACTTTAACAGTTTCGGAAAGTACAAGTATCGTAGTGCAGAAGATATCTTGGAAGCAGTAAAGCCAGTGTTAGCGAATAACAATGCAAGGCTAACTATTAGTGATGACATAGTATTACTTGGTACAAAAGTATTTATTAAGTCAACAGCCACGATTAAAATAGGCGATGAGGTATTGTCTTGTAGTGGTTATGCGGAAACTTCAGAACACAAAGGAATGTCAGCAGAACAAACAACAGGAACTGCAAGTAGCTATGCTCGTAAGTATGCTTTAAACGGATTATTTTTAATTGATGAAACTGAAGCAGATGCAGATAACCAAAATGTAACTAACAGTAAACCTACACTGGCTAAAAACACACAAGGGTTTAACGATGCTTTGGACTATGTAAAGAATGGTGGTGACATTAACAAAGTTAAAGCAAAGTATCACTTGACAAAAGAAGTGGAGGAACTATTAAATGTTAAGTAGCGAACGATTAGGTAAATTCACAGCATCCACCATCCACAATTTATTTGTGGGTGGCAAGGGAGCAACAAAAGATAGCTACATAATGGATAAAGCAATAGAGGCAGTTAAAGGCTATGCAAAAAGTTTTACAAGTAAACATACCGAACATGGCAATATAAACGAATTAGAAGCATTAGAATTGTTTATAGAGGTAACAGGATTAAACGCAATATATTTAGATTCTGTTTACTATCCAATTAACGAAAATTGTGGCAGTACCCCTGATGCAGCACTAATAGATTTTGAAGGTGTAATGACTGCAAGTATTGATTTAAAATGCCCTACGGAAAAGTTCTTTGAACAGAAGATGATGATGATTAATGATAGTAAGCCAGAGTTTCAAAACGTACCTAAAGCATACTTCTATCAAGCGCAAATGCAAATGATGAGTTTGAGTAAGCATAACGAAACACTTGGGCATCCTGCAGTAACTAATCACTATTTAGTTAGGTATCTTACATCAATTAACTACGATTTTGATGGTAATAAAATTGAAATAGATTTACCTTTAAACGTACGGATATTTTACAAAATAGTAAAAGCAGATTTAGAAGTTCAATCTAAAATACTGCAAGAAGTAAAAGCAGCAAGTAAACAAAGAGATGCATTAATTCAAATTTTAAAACAACCAATAATATAGTATGTATAAAGTAAAAGGAAAAATCACCCAAATAGGTGAAGTAGTAAGTGGCTTAACAAAAGCAGGTAAGGAATGGAACAAAAGTGAGTTCGTAATAGAAACACTTGACCCTAAATACCCAAAGTTAATTTGTTTTACATTAATGAAACAAGATGAATTGCAGAACCACAAAGTAGGTGGCGAGGTAGAAGTAACATTTAGTGTAGATTCACGTGATTACAATGGCAAATGGTATCACAACATCAATGCTATCTCTTTAAACAAAGCACACGATAAGTCTGACTTACCATTCTAAAAACAAGGGGGTGGTATTAACTGCCACCCCTTTTAAATATGAACGAAATAAAACAAAAGAAGTGTAAAGTTTGTAGTGCAATGTTTACTCCTTATAAATCAACGCAGGTAGTATGTACTCCTAAATGTGCAATTGAACTTGCATTTAGTAAGCCAGTAAAGAGTAATATTTTAAGACTTGAAAAAAAAGTAAAGCTACAAAAGTTAAAGACATATACTCAAAGAGTAAACGAGGTGAAGGTTATATTTCAAAGATGGATACGTATGCGAGACAAAGATTCACCTTGCATAAGTTGTGGCATAAAAGAAACCAAGTTATGGGATGGTGGTCACTACAAAAAAGCAGAGTTATATCGTGGTGTAATCTTCCACGAATTAAACGTACACAAGCAGTGCAGGAAGTGTAACACATACTTAAATGGAAATGAAAGCAATTATAGGCAAGGATTAGTAAATAGAATAGGTGAACAAAAAGTAAAAGACTTGGAACTATTAGCAGAAGAAACAAAAGTTTACAAGTGGACAGATTTAGAATTAGAATTTTTAAAAATAAAATATAAAAACAATGGAAAATAAAACAGCATTACAACAAGCATTTTCGGATTTAGAACAAATGCACCCACATTTATTTAATACGTTTTCACAACAAGGCAGGGACTTTGTTTATCACTTTCACAAGTATTTAGAAATTGAAAAACAGCAAATAAATAAAGTAGCAGGAGATTGGTTTAATGAAGCAGAATCTTATATGCACGATGGTAAAAAAAAATGGGATGATTTTGAAGATTACTACAACCAAACATTTAATAAATAAAACAAATGGAAAAACAAGAAATAATTAGCAAGATAATTTTTGAAGCAGAAAGAAAAATAAAACAGAACACTGGCATAGTAGTATCACTATTTTGCAAGAGTAAAGAAGTAAACAGTGATAACGAATTAGCACGAATAATAGTAAAACTTTGTGCAGATGAATATGGCATACCTATTGAAACATTAATCGCTACAACAAGACATAGGCTACAATGTGAAGCAAGGCAAGTATCAATGAAGTTAGTAAGAGAAAACACCACGTTAAGTTTAAAAGAAATAGGCGAACTTTATATGGCAAAAAAGAAAGGATGTGTACCTGAATTAGGCAAAGACCATACAACAGTAATACACGGCATAAAAACAATTGACAACCTATTAAGCTACGATAAGTTAGTAATTGAAAAATATAACCGAATACTTACTGACTTTAATAAAATAATAAATTGTTAGCATTATGTGTTTTGAAATAAAATAAAAGTTTTATATTTGCAAGAGTTGAATGAGGTCGAATCCATTTAACCATCTATCATTAATTTTCCAAAAGTTAAATATAGGCAAACTCCCCAAGTAGATTCGACCTGCTTGGGGTTTTGTCGTTTTAGGAATTATGGCTGAAATAAAATACTGGGAAACAGTTTTAGAAAATGCACCTTATCGTTTTAATGATGATTATGGTTTAACTTATTTAGATAAGTATGGTTACAATAAAGTAAACAATGCTTTGTTAAAATTAAAAAATTTAGGTTATGAAAATAATGAATTTTATATTTTTGCAGGAAATATGTTTAATTATTATCATAATAACCATCAAAAAATAAAAGAACTTAATGCTTTAAATCCAAGAATAGTAGCACAAAAATTTATTGGAAAAAAAAACATAAGAGAATTTATTTTTAAAAGAGATAAATATAAATGTTTAAAATGTAAATCAAATAATAAATTATGTATTGACCATATAATGCCTATTTCAAAAGGTGGCGAAAATGTATTATTTAACTTACAAACTTTATGTCATAGTTGCAATTCAGCAAAAGGAAGTAAATACATTGATTATAGAAATAATTATGGAAAATAAATTAACTGGCTACGAACTATCAAGAAACTTTTTTGATTGGGCATTTGAAAATCCTGAAAAGATAAACCCAAGTCATATTGCAATTTACTTTTTTGCAACAGAACACCAAAATAGATTAGGAGGTAAATGTAAATTTGGATTTCCTACACAAATGGTAATGGATGCACTTGGTATAAAAAAATATCAAACCTATATTAAATACTTTAATGAATTAGTAGAGTGGGGTTTTTTTATATTAGTTGAAAAATCAAAAAATCAATACTCTGCAAATATAATTAGCATAAATTCTGCTATGCCAAAAAACGGCAAAGCACTTGATAAAGCATTCATAAAGCATGGGGCAAAGCAAACAGAAAGCAATGGGCAAAGCACAGGGCAAAGCAAAGACAGTATAGATAAACAAGATAACAATAAACAAATAAACAATAATACTATTGATTTTGATATATTTTTAGATTGGTTTAATAAAACTACAAACAGAAACTTTAAATCAATACCTGAAGCTACTAAAAAAAGTTTTAAGGCACGTTTAAAAGAAGGTTACACAAAGGAGGATATTATGAAGGCTGTAATAAATTGCAGTAAAGATAAGTTTCACATTGAAAACCCTAAATACTTAACACCTGAATTTATATCAAGAGCAGATAAATTGGCTATGTATTTTGAGAAAACAATACCAATAATAACTAATAATTTTTATGACTCACAAAATCCAAAATCATTACCAGTAGAACTATGAAAATAACACGTATAAACGACAAACACATAATGGATGAGATAATGTACTTGCGTGAAAATAACACATCAAATCTATTGAGTACAGGTTTTGAAACATTAGACCAATTTTATAAAATAAAACCAAATAATACAACTATTATTTATGGTTATCCTGCAAGTGGAAAGAGTGAATTTGCTTTACAAATGTTAGTAGGTTTATCAGCAAAGTATAAAAAACATTTAATTTATACACCTGAAACTGGTAATGCTGCCGAAATATTTTGCGAGATAGCACATAGCTTAACTGGTAAAACATTTGATAAAAGATTTAATAACTATATATCTGAAGCAGAAATTTATAGGGTACAAAACCACATAGCTGAATACTTTACTATTATTGATGATGATGGAATAAAAGGATTAACACTTGAACATTATGAAGAAATAGTAAAAGAAGTTAAAAAGGATGGCAAAGGTTTAGATTGTACGCTAATAGATAATTTTAACGATTTAGAACATAAGACATCAGATTTAAATAGTATTGCATCTTACCTACCTAAATTCATTTTAGATTGGAATCGTATATCAAGACAAAATAAAATACATTCTTTTATGGTTTGCCACGCAAGAAATCCAAACGGACTTAAATCAGGTGAATTACCTAAAGCACCAAGTGTATATGAAATAAATGGAGGTTCTGCTTGGTATGCAAAAGGTCAAAGTATGTTATGTGTGAATAGACAGTATGAAGAAATAAACGGAATAATGAAACAATCGAATACAGTTGACATAGACATAAAGAAAATTAAACCTAAAATAGTTGGCAAACGTGGAACAGTAAATTTAGATTTTGACTTTCCTAAAAAATGCTATTATGAAACAGTAAATGGAATAATTAAAACAGTTGATACTGGCTTTAAAACATCTTACGAAATACCTGCTGAAATAAAAATAAAAATAGGTGAAAAAATAGTAACACAAGCAAACTTTGATTTAAACACAGCACCATTCTAATGAACGAACTAAAACAATTCCAAGAAGAGCAGAATAAATTAAACGAACTGCGCACAAATGACTACAAAAAGTTAAGATTGATTATGGATGAATATTGTGGGTTTACAAATCTAATGACACAGAAAGAACCTAATTATATAAATCTATGGCATTTAACATCATTTATAGAAGACTTTGAGTTAAAGATGATACAAAGTATAGGAGAAAGAAAAATAACGGCAGAAAAGCACCTTAAAACACTTTACTTAATCCAACAGCAATATGGAAAGTATTATTTTGAATCTATTATCTATCGCCAAAAGGTGCAGGAACTTGAAACAAATCAAATAATATTTAGCGAAAGAATAAAGCAATTAGAAAGTGAAATAAAAATGTTAAATAATTTAAAAGAATTTTAGCTATGGAAAATAAAACAATAGTAGTTTGGTTTAGCTGTGGTGCTGCCAGTGCAATAGCAGCAAAAATAACCATTGATAAATATGGTAAAAACAATAAAGTTATGGTTGTAAATAACCCTGTATTAGAAGAACATCCTGATAACTTAAGATTTTTAAAAGATATTGAAAAATGGATAGGTCAAGAAATTATACAGGCTAAAAGCAAAGAATATCCAAACCATTCAATAGTAGAAGTATTTAATAAAAGAAAATATATGAGTGGTGTAGCAGGCGCACCTTGTACTAAATATCTTAAAAAACAAGCGAGGTATGAATTTGAATTATTACATGATATTGATTACCACGTTTTAGGATTTACCTATGATGAAATAAGCAGACACGAAAGGTTTATAACATTTGAAAGAGTAAATGTACTGCCTGTTTTAATTGAACATAAGCTATTTAAAAATGATTGCTTTGATATTTTAAAACAAAATAATATTAAACTGCCTGAAATTTATTCATTAGGTTTCCCAAATGCAAACTGTATAGGATGTGTTAAAAGCCAGTCACCAACTTATTGGAATTTAGTTAGAAAAAATTTTCCAGAAGTATTTGAACAAAGAGCAGAACAAAGCAGAAACATTGGCTGTAAATTAGTTAAAAGTAAAAACAAAAGAATTTATTTAGATGAGTTATTACCAAGTGATAAAGGGGGTAAAATAAAAACTTATGAATGTGGAATATTTTGTGAATTACCTAAATATATTAAATAGTTAATAACTTGTTTAATACTTTAAAAACAATAGGGTAAACTTTGAAGTGCCAATAATGGCAATAATTTGGAACGCATTGAAATCATAAATGAAATTTTAAATAATCCTGCATATCTTGATACTTGTAAAAAGTTAGATGCAGGATATAGTGATGATATTTTTCAGGAGGTTATTATAGAAATATTAACTATTCCTGCTGAACGACTACCCACATTAAATTATTTACAATTTTGGTATTATTGTGTAGCTAAAAACATTATTTCTCGTAATGGCAAGTTAGGAAAACTATTTAGTAAAGAAATTCCAATGGATGAATTTATGGAATCTGAATCCGAAAGAATTATAGATGACAGCGATTTGGACTTTAAGAAAATAGAAAACTTTATGCTTGGGTGCAGCGAGTTTGAAAATAGAATAGTATTACTATACGCAGAACATAAATCAATGCGCAAAATAAGTAAAATAACTGGCATAAGTTATTCAGCATTACGAAGTGTAAAAGAAAAAATTAAAAAATTTGCAAATGAAAATCCTTGTAATAATACCGAGTTATCCTAATATAAGTGGTGTAGACTATCACCGATTACTGCAACCACATAAACGCATGGCAGAAATGTTTAAAGAGAGTGTGGATATGTATCAAATTAATGAAATAGATAGTGCAACAATAGAGTTTCTGCAAGGGTTTGATATAGTAATAGCAAACCGATTTATATCAAGAGTAAATGGAAACGATGTTATAAGAAAGTTAAAAGATGCAAACGTGCCTTATGTATTAGATATTGATGATGATTACAGGCTACCTAATTGGCATATATTACAAGAAGCAGCAAAGCAAGAAAACCACGCAGCTAAAATACTTCAAGCATTACACTATGCAAAAGCAATAACAACTACACACGAATATTTATCAGGAACTTTAAAGTACGAAGCAAGTCAGCCAAATGCTTTTGAAATACCAAACGCAATAAATCCTGAAGAAGACCAGTATAAGTTTGCAAAAAGAAAACTTGACATAGTTAAATTCGGTTGGAGTGGCTCAATAACTCACTTTGAAGATGTACTACTAATGCATGATGGTTTATACTCACTTTATCACCAGGATAAGTACAAAGCTAAATTTCAAGTAGTTTATGGTGGATTCAGCAAAGATGATGATACTTCAATGGCAATAGCAGGTGTAATGTCTTGTAAGGGCAAAGCAAGTGAATCACAATTTGCAACATACCCAAGCACAAGTATAAACGAATATGCAAAGTTCTATGATACAATTGATGTAAGTTTAATACCTTTAAGAGATAACCGATTTAATAAGCTAAAATCAAATCTAAAACTAATTGAAAGTGGATTTAAAAAGAAGGCTTGCATAGTAAGTAATGTTCATCCGTATGAACCAATGTTAAATCATGGCAAAAATTGTTTAGTAGTAAAACATAAAAACGATTGGTATAAACACATGGTTAAGTTAATTGAAAACCCTGCAATGATTGAAGATTTAAGCGAACAATTATATTTAGATGTACAAGTGCAACACATTGACAGAATAGCTGAAGCAAGATACAAAGCATATAAACAAATAATAGAGTTATGATAGATAAAATAATTTACTGCATAGGAATAGCAATGTTGTTTACTTCCTTTTTTAGCTTAACACAAATACCAACGTGGTTAGATTTTAAGCCATTTAATTGCAACGTGTGCCTTTCATTTTGGATTTGTGTAATATCTATTCAATTTGATTTAATTAACTACACACAAGCATTTGCCATAGCAGGTTATGCAGCCTATTTTTCAATGATACTAAAACGAATAATGTATAAAATATGAGAAACTTTGATGAAATTTATTTTGCAATGAAAAAAAAAGGTGATAATCGATTCAGCCTTTTAGAATTAGTAAAAATATTTGATAACGAAACAAGTTGGGTAGGTACAAGCCAACAACTATTAGAAATTAAATCATTGAGCCACGAGGTTACTGGCATACGTTCAGGCGATTGTTCTGCTTGTAATCTTGATGCAGTAAAAAATATGGTAAGGTGGGTAAAATTAAACGAACCTAATATAAAAATAAAGAAATAATATGTGTGCAATGATATCTATGGCTGTGTACGATACAGTAGAAAACAAAAGAAGTAAATATACATCACAAACACTTGAAAGTTTAGCGAATACAGTTGATTTTAGTAAACACAGAATTATAGTTATAGACAATGATTCGTGTATAGAAACTAAAAATATTTTAAAAGATTACGATCAATTTATAACAGTAATAACCAACACCGAAAATGTAGGTACTGCAAAAGCAATCAATCAAGCGTGGGTATATCGTAAACCAAACGAAGTCCTTATCAAAATGGATAACGATGTTGTAATAAATAACTATGGTTGGATAGAAGAAATGGAGTTGGCAATGAAACTTGGTAACTATGGAATATTAGGTTTAAAACGCAAAGACTTGATGCAGTCACCAAATGCAAGTAACCATTGGAAAACTGAACTTAAAATGCTACCACACGAGAAAGGCGATAACTGGGTAATAGTAGAAGAGAGCGCAGACATAATGGGAACAGTGCAAATGTTTCACCCTGAATTAATAAATAAAATGGGT